CTGAGACTGCTTCTAATGCTACTATCATGTATGATTGGAACGAAGATGCAAATACTCATGCAAACTATTGCTTTGCAGTAACTAAACAAATTTTAACTCAGATGCAGACTGACGAAAACTACTTCCATGGATTTACTTACTCTGATAGATTTAACTTGGCTAGAAATTCTATAGCAAGTTTCTCTACTATGTTTAATACTCTATTAAGGAATGTTGCGGATGTCTACCAAAAGTAAAAATAATGTAATACATTTTCCAAGGACTGATTACGAAACGCCCAATTCTCACGAAGAGGTTGGGCAGAAGATTAGACAGTACAAAGAATCGTACTCTTCTGAACTATCAGAAATTATATGGGAAATGGTGTTAGGCGAGATGGCGAGAGCTGGTTGCGACTTAGAAGAAGATGCTGAGTTATACTTTCCAAGTATGATTCTTATCTTTGAGTCAATACGTTCTTTACATCTTATGACTATGGGAGTTGACCACGAACTCCAAGACTATGCTGAAGAAAATGTCTATGTATCAGATGGATCTGACGAAACAGCCTTAACTGGCGGCTTTATGAAAAAAGTTGAAGAATCCATTGACATTGACGAGGAATAGTTGTATAATAGTCTAACAAATTAAATAAACGGAAATATTATGATATTAGTTGATTATAACCAAGTTATGCTCGCGAGTCTATTCGCAAGTATTGGTAACCACACTAACGTTGAGTTAGATGAGAATCTATTACGTCACATGTTCTTAAACAGCATACGATTCAATCGCAAAAAATTCACTAAGGAATTTGGTGAGATTGTTCTGTGCTGTGATAACAAGAATGTTTGGAGACGTGATTTCTATCCCTACTACAAAGCCAATCGTAAAAAGAGTCGAGATGATTCTGATATGGATTGGAATGCTCTATTTGAAGTCATTCATAAAATACGAGCTGAGATTGAAGAGTTCTTTCCATATAAGGTTGTATCAGTAGATCGTTGTGAAGCTGATGATATTATTGCTACACTTTGTGAAGAACATGGTACTGAGTTAAATACAGGTTCCGAACAGATTCTGATTCTATCAGGAGATAAGGACTTTATTCAATTACACAAGTACGCTAATGTAACTCAGTACAACCCAGTATTAAAGAAGTACGTTACTCATGCGAATCCTCAATGGTATTTAGTTGAGCATGTTCTTAAAGGTGATACTGGTGATGGTGTTCCAAACATCCTTTCTCCTGATAACTGTTTAGCGGTTGGTGAAAGACAAAAGCCAATGACTAAGAAAAGAATAGAACAGTTTACTCAGAATCCAGAATCAATGGATGCAGAAACAATGTTAAGGTTTAAGCGTAATAAACAAATGATTGACCTTACACAAATACCTCAGGAATACAAAGATCAGATTCTTGATAATTATAATGGTAACCCAGATGTAGGCCGAGGACATCTATTTAACTACTTTGTTAAAAATAAGCTTAAGGGTTTAATCGGCGATTTACAGGACTTTTAAAATGAACTTAAAACAATCAATAGCAGAGATAATTAATGATGCTGCAAAGACAAAAGACGTAGCAGATAAAGTTACGACTTTACAAGCTGGTGATGCACCGGCTCTAAGAACTATCTTACGTCTAATATACGATAAGGAAATTAACTTTCTAATCCCAGATAGTGCTCCACCTTTTAAACCAAATGGTGCCATTGAGAATACTGAGACTATGTTATATCGTGAAGCAAGACGTATGAGAATCTTTATTGACGGTGGTGGTTATGAAAACCTCAACCAAACAAAACGTGAAGGATTATTCATTGGTCTATTAGAAGATATAGATCCATTAGATTCAGAGATGATGGTGAATCATGTAATTACTCACAAAGCAGTAAAAGGTTTATCACGCAAAACAGTAGAACAAGCTTTTCCAGATTTGTTCACTACTCCAATGGACATGAGATAAGAAGGTATTACCTTCTAAGGAAGTAATGCAATGGCCAAGCGGTTTAATCAATTCCGTGACAGTGATTGGGAAAAAGTTAAGCAAGAAGATCGAGAACGTGATAAAAAGAAGAAGCGTATACGATCTGAGACTCGAAAGCATAAACTCAGCGAAAAGCATAAATTAATATCGTAATACCATTGACATTCATAAAGAACTGTGTTATAATGGTACTATAAATTAATAATGAATAGGAATAATATGGACCACAGAAAAGACAAACTAATCCTCGTAGATTGCGACGGTGTTCTCCTTGATTGGAAATACAGCTTCTATAAGTGGATGGCAGAAAGTAATGGACTAGAAGTAATGACAGAAGGCGTCTACGATGTCGCTGCCACTTTTCATATTACAAAATCTGAATCAAGAATGCTTGTTAGACAGTTTAATGAATCAGCTAGGATTGGATTCCTACCTTCGTTAGGTGATGCTATCAAATACGTTAAAAAGCTACATAGTGAAGGATACATATTTCATTGTATTACTTCTTTATCAAAAGATGAATACGCCAAGAAAGCAAGAATGGAAAATCTTGAAAGACTATTTGGTAAAGGTGTGTTTGAAGAACTAATCTGTTTAGACTGTGGAGCTGATAAAGACGAAGGTCTATTACCTTATAAAGATAGCGGATGTATCTGGGTTGAAGATAAACCTCTTAACGCCGAATGCGGCGCAAACTTAGGACTCAGATCAATTCTAATTGAACACGATTTTAATAGTGATTATAATCATACTGACATATTAAAAGTTAAAAATTGGAAAGAAATCTACGAGTCTATCGTATAAATAACTGTATGACTGTTAGGACAATATATTAAATGCCAAATTACACATTTAGAAACAAAGACGGTTCCGGTGAAATCTTCGAGAAATTTTTGAAGATGGCCGACCGTGAAGTCTACCTCCTAGACAATCCTCATATCCAACAGGTCATAACTAGTGGCACACCTATGGTTGATAGTGCCCGACTTGGTCGAGCTAAACCTGACCAAGGTTTTCGTGATATACTTACATCAATGAAACAAAACAAATCATACACTGGAAACAAAATCAACGATTGGAAATAAGACTCCATTTTAACCTTATATTCCATCGTGACTAAGGAGGTTATATGTCAAGACAGCGTCGTTTATCACCAAAAGAGAAGGGTAGAAAAATTCGTAAAGAAGAAGGTTCAAAGATGGATACCAAATTCAGTATGAATCAGATTCGACCACTTACCCAAACTCAAGAGGAATTTTTCGATAGCTATAATGCTGGGTATAATATTGCTGCCATAGGTACGGCAGGAACCGGTAAAACAATGTGCGGTCTCTATCTAGGCTTATGTGATATATTAAGCAATGAAGATTACCGTCAAGTTATAATTGTTCGTTCTGCAGTTCAAACAAGAGAGCAAGGTTTTATGCCTGGGACTCAATCGCAGAAAGAAGCAGTTTATTCGGTACCATACGCAGACATAGTAAATGATTTATTTGGCAGAGGAGATGCATGGTCAATATTAAGCCAAAAGTCTTCAGTCAAATTTATGACATCGTCATTCGTTAGAGGATTAACGTTTGATAATAGTATTATTATTGTAGATGAATGTCAGAGTATGACATACCACGAACTCGATAGTATCATTACACGAGTTGGTGATTCATCGAAGATAATCTTCTGTGGAGATACAGCGCAAGACGATCTTGCTGGAACAAGACATAAACACGATACATCAGGACTAACGGACTTCTTGAAAGTTCTAAATAAAATGGATGAATCGTTTAAAATAATTCAATTTGGTATCGAGGATATAGTTAGGAGTGGCCTCGTTAAGGAATACATCATCGCCAAAGAGGGCGGCATAAGTCCTACTCTACGATTAGCAGGATAGGATAAATTAAACAGGGAACGCCGGTTTCGGCCGGCTGAACCTTCTAAGGTATATATTATGGATTTTAAATTTGATCACAACTCTGAGGCACCAGTCCTCGAAAAACTAACACGAGCATCTGTGGACGGTAAACGTATTTACCAAACTCCATCAGGTAAAGGATTCCCTTCTGTAACTACCGTTCTAGGTATTCTTGGAAAGGAAGAGATACAAAAATGGCGTGATCGCGTTGGTCATGTAGAAGCTAACAAAATATCAACACAAGCCGCTACGCGTGGTACTGCTGTTCATAAACTTTGTGAAGACTATATAGATAACGATCCAGATTTCTCCAAGAAGCACATGCCTTCTAATGTTCATATGTTTAATACAATGAAACCTATATTAGATGCTTCGATAAATAATGTATGGTATCAAGAATGTTTCTTATATTCAAACGAATTAGAGACTGCAGGTCAAGTTGACTGTATTGGAGAATGGAATGGTGAACTTGCTGTTATTGATTTCAAGACATCAAGAAGACCAAAGAAAGAAGAATGGATTCTCAATTATTATATGCAGGTTTCTTTCTATGCAAAAGCATTCGAAGAAATGACAGGACACAAAGTAAATAAAGGTGTTATCTTTATTGGAGTTGATGGTTCTGAACCTCAGGTGTTTGAGTTTAATCCTGATGACTACGTTGAACATTTTAAAGCAGTACGCGAAACATATAAGGGCATGTATGAAAAAGACAAGGTACGTAATATCTGATACAAACATGGGTGTGTTCCTTGGAACGTATAATGGATATGATTTAGGCAAAGAAGATGACGGAAGAATATATGCATGTTTCGCAGCGAACAATCCGTTTGGTCTAACAACATGCTGCAGTTTTAAAACTGAACGTGCAGCTCACCATTATATAAAAGACATGTTTCCACCAAGAAAAGCTAAAGAATTGTTAACCAAAGAAATAGAATGTGATTCAGAGTTTCCAACTGTTATTGATCTAATCAAAAATGGTTTAAGCGAAGACACATACGATATGATAGATGGACTAGTTGCTGAAGGAAGTCAAACTATCCATTGACATTAACAAGAAAATAGATTATAATGGTACTATGAAAACAGATAAACAATTAATACAAGACGCGTTGATGTTAGCTATTAAAGCTCATGACGGTCAAAGACGAAAGTATACTGGAACTCCATACTCTTCGCATCCAATCGCTGTTTCTAAAATAGTTGAGACTGTTGACCATACACCAGAAATGGTTATGGCTGCTTTACTCCATGATGTGGTTGAAGATACAGATGTTACCTTTCGAGAGATCAGAGAACAGTTTGGAACTAAGGTTGCAGAGTTAGTTCACTATTGTACTAACGTCTCCGATAAGGTAGATGGAAACCGTGTGTTTCGTAAAAAGATGGATGCAGACCATTTCGCGTTAGGACCTGCTGATTCACAGACTATAAAGGTAGCTGATTTGATTCATAACAGCTTATCTATTATACCTTACGATCAGAAGTTCTTTCATAAAGCATATAAACATGAGAAACAGTATCTTTTAGATATTTTAACCTTAGCAGATCCTATTCTAAAGGGTCAAGCACAGTCTATCCTAGACGAAGCGTGGGACAAGTCTTAATCGGCTTGTTTCGTGCTATATTCTTTCCAGTTCTATCCATATTCCTTTTTGTTCTAAAATAATCACACTTTTTTCTCATTTGCTATTTACATTCATAAAGAACTATAGTATAATAGCTATATCAAATGGAAAAAAGGAATAAACATGAAAAATACTTATATCGTCAAACAAGTAGCAATACCTACTGAACTACGTGATCTACCAAACCAAAAAGGTTGGGATGGAGCAATTGCTGAGTCTAATCATTGGAGAGTCAAGATGGACTATACGCATGGTTTAAGAAAGGTAGGCTTCAAATTAGAAGATCTTAAATACTTCACCGATACTTACACAGTTGTTGCTGATAGCCTTGACGATGTATTTAGAATCACTAACTTGTGGCAAGAAGACGAATCTGTTAAGAGATTCAGAATAGGTCATTCTACTTCTGTCGGAGATCTTATCGAAGATACCTCTACAGGAAAAATTCATATGGTTGATAACTTCGGCTTTCAGGAGGTAGCGTAATGATTACTTGGGACCAATACACGAAAGGTTACTGCATTCCTACTAATTGGGAAGACACATCATGGGGTAACGATGAGTTACCATCTTTTGAGACTAACGGATATCGTATCTGGGTCAATTCTCCAGATCTTGCTGAAAGAAAAGAATCTCAGGAACATTT